GGCACTAGCCCATCGCTAGTGGTTGCCGATGAGATGTGGGATATTTCGCGCGAAGTCATTGACGGCGGACTCTTGCCGGCTCAACGCGCACAGGTTTCACCGCTTTTGTCAATGTGGTCAACCGCTGGCACAGAGGCATCTACAGCAATGTTGCGTTGGCGCGAGCAGGGTTTGCGCGCCATTGACACAGGCAAGAACGCATCGTTTTATTTTGCAGAGTGGTCACCGCCACCAGAGATAAACCCGATGACCCCAGAGGCATGGGCATATGGCAACCCAGCGCTAGGAATAACGCTGACGCTTAAAACTTTGCAGGCAGAGTCGGAGAACCCTGATCGAGCAAATTGGTTACGGGCTGGTTGTAATTTATGGGTTGCGTCCGACAAATCATGGATACAGCCGGGCCAATGGCCAGCCTTGCAGTACGAGGGCGAAATACCAGACGGCGGCACGGTAGCGATTGAAACCAGTCTTGATGACACACGGTATTTTGCGGTGCGTTGCGTGGCTTTACCTGATCGGCGCACGGTGGCAACAGTCGAGTTTGTGGCCGATACTTTTAGCGAAATGTTGAACCACGTTGAGCGCCTGTGCGCTAACCCACAAATCAAGTTTGCGATCACACCAACCGTTGACAACCATTGGCCGTTATCTCTAGAGCGCCGCAGGGTTGTGGTTGGTTATGGCGAAATACTTAAATTTACGCCGTCAGTAAAAAACATGATTAACGAAAAGTTGTTGTGGCATGACGGCTCAAACCAACTTGCCGAACACGTCAGCCGCGCGGTTGCTGTTCGCTCACAAAACAGCATTGCGCTATCGAGCCAGCGATCACCCGGCCCAATTGAGTTGGCACGGTGCATGGTTTGGGCTGCAGCTTTAACCAGCCGACCTACATCGTCTGGCAAACCAATGTTGGTTGTGTCTAACCACTAGGCTCATCTTGGCATCGGCTCGATGGCTTGCTTATCGTCGGGATACCGCATCGCATACCGGGCCGATGCCACCACAAACCGCACAGACTGTGGCACACTCATAGCATGGCATTTTTTAACAAAGTCACTAAAGCCGCTATTTCGCCGCCAGTAGCCAAAGCCGCTGCAGCTGGCACAGGGTTTGAGATGGGTCAAGGACGCGCCATGATTGGCGCTTACTACAACTATTTTGAAGGAGATGCACGCAACGCGGCAATGAGCGTGCCTACCGTTAGTCGAGCGCGAGATTTAATTGCATCAGTTATCGGATGTATGCCACTGAAACAATTTTCAGAAATGTGGAACGGTGACACAATGGAAAAAGTGCCAATGGCACCGCGTTCATGGTTGCGCCGTATTGACCCGTCAGTGCCAAACAACTTTATTTTGTCATGGACATTTGACGATTTGTTTTTCTATGGTCGCGCGTTTTGGTACATCACATCACGCACAGCCGATGGTTTTCCTGCAGCGTTTACCCGTTTACCAGCGGCAATGGTTTTAACGCTTGATCAGGCAGGTCCGTGCTGGTTTGCGCCATCTAAAGAAGTGCAATTTAATGGCAATACGCTAGACCCTAACGATCTAGTGCAATTTCTTTCTCCTATTCAGGGCATCACGTCTATGTCAACTCAAGCAGTTGCTACCGCGCTAAAACTTGAAGCTGCACGTTACCGCAACGCATCAAGCGCGATCCCTGCCGGCATCCTAAAACAAACTGGTGGCGAGCCACTAAACGCACAAGAACTTGCCGATCTTGCCAGCGCATTTAACGCAGCGCGCATGACTAACCAGACTGCGGCTTTAAACGAATTTCTCAGCTATACCGAAACGAGCACTTCTCCGGACAAGATGTTGCTCATTGACTCTGCCGAATTTCAAGGAAAAGAAATGGCACGAATTTGTAACGTGCCTTTATACCTTGTTGGATTTGATCAAGGCTCATACGCTTACACAAGCAACGAGGGCGCTCGAGCCGATCTTTGGACATTTGGCGCGCGATCTTACGCCGATTGCATTACATCAACATTAAGTCAAAACAACGTATTGCCAAACGGCACTATGGTTGAATTTGACACAATGAATTATCTAATGGGCGATTACCACGAAATGCCACAAGTAGAAGACAACGAAAGAGTAGTATCACCAACATGATCAGACTTATTGCATCAGAAGTAACCATTGACGCTGCCGCCGGTGAAACAGGCCGCCGCGAAATTAGCGGCGTGGCCGTGCCTTACGGTGTAACCGCAACAGTTGCCGATGGCACAAAAGTGATCTTTGCACAGGGCAGCTTGCCGGTTGACGGCAAAGCACCGCGCTTGTACATGAACCATGACTCGACTAATGCCATTGGCATTGTTAGCGAGCGAGTGGACACACCAGAGGGCATGATGTTTACGGCCAAGATCAGCAAAACACAGGCTGGCGATGAAGCTTTAATTTTGGCTCAAGATGGCGTTTTAGACTCTGTGTCGGTTGGTGTAAACCCGATTGACTTTACAACAGCAAAAGACGGCACAATTACCGTGCTTGAGGCTGAGTGGTTAGAGCTGTCTTTGGTGCCGGTGCCGGCGTTCGCAGGTGCCACCATTACAGAAATTGCTGCGAGTATCCCACAAGATCAGCCAGAAATAAGTATTATAGAAACAGAACCTACACAGGAGACAGAAACCATGAGCGAAGCAGTTGCAGTTCCAGAAGTAATTACCGCATCAGCACCAATTTTTGCACAACCAAAAAAGAGCTTTGCGATGCCATCAGCCGCAGAGTATTTGGCAAGCATGCATCAAGGCGGTGACACATGGGTGCGCGTTAACCGTGCGTTTAAAGAAAACTTGCTCGACAAGTCATCGGCATACAATTTTGCTTTGGCTCAAGATTTAACGACTGACACGGCCGGATTGTTGGAGCAAAGGTTGCTCGGTCCTGTCATCCAAGATCTAAATTTTGTGCGCCCAGTAGTAAACGCACTCGGCGTAACTGCAATGCCCGGACAATCAAAGACATTTACAAAAACAAAAATTACTCAGCACACGTCAACCGCAACACAAACGGAAGGCGCGGAAGTTAACTCAACAAAAATGACGTTGAGCGCCAACACGGTCACAAAAAGTACGCTCGCAGGCGGCGTGTTTATCTCACAACAAGACATCGACATGACCGCAATTCCAGCCATGCAAACGATCATCAATGACTTGATGGGCGAATGGATGATCAAGTCTGATGACATTGCAGCCGATGCACTTGTTTCAGCTGCAACCGCATCTGGCTCAACATGGACATTTAGCGCAACTGACCCATCATCGCTGATCAACGCTTTGTATGATGCAGCACGCGAAATGGCAGAGGACACAAACTATTTCCCAACCCATCTTTACTGTGCACCAAACGTGTGGGAAAAATTGGGCCGTCAGCTCGATGGGTCAAACAGACCAGTTTTTCCATACGTCAACGGCACAAACAATGTTGGCATGAACACACTTGGCTCAACTAGCGAATTGTCTTACGCTGGCATCAACCCACTTGGCTTGCAACTAGTTGTAGATAACAACTTTGCATCAGGCACAATGATTGTGGCGCACACACCAACCGCAGGCCAAAACGGCAGTGCAACATCAGGCTTCACCTACTACGAGGATTTCAGAGGCATTATGTCGCTGGAAAATCCAACTTTGTTGGGCCGCGAAATGACCGCATACGGTTATGTTGCAACCTTTGCTAGCATCCCAGTTTGCATCCAGTCGATCATCACCGCTTAATCAGGTAAGCGGCCTACCGCTATGGCAACTTACACAACAGCTAGTAAACAACTTATTGCTAACTACGCGTGCATTAGCACACTTGAAGAAGCAGAAATTGTTGTTGGCGAAAGCATCACAGTTAGTGGATTGGCTGCACCGTTTGCAGGCACATTTAAAGTGCTCGACTTACCGCAGTATGAGTTCATAGGTGTTGACTCAACAACTGGCGAATTCCAATTTAATGTAAACGTGCCAAGACCTAATCAGATCATTTATGCGTGCACAGGTACAAGCGTCAATTATGTTGTTGATTACTCTGGCAGTGTTGTTCATACACAAAACTGCACGTGGATTACAACAGCAGATTTGGTTACATATTTGGGTGTGACTATCACCAACCCATCAGATGACTACACGCTTGCTACGCAGGCACGGAACGCGGCAAACGATTTCTGTTACCGCCGCCGGCAAGAGGCTGGGTATTTTGACAGCCTTACTACGTCACCGGGTCACGATGTCACGCTGGGCACGCTCATGTATGCCGCAGCTCTGTGGCGCTCACGTGGCAGCATCGAGACAGCGTTTGCAGCGTTTGACACTATGGGCACACCAACCCAGCAATCGTTGACACCGATAGTTAAGCAATTGTTGGGCATCCCCCGACCAGCGGTTGCCTAATGCCTGCACCGTACACAGACCTTTTAAACGAGGCCATAGACGATGTAGCAGCCACGCTAACGGCCGTAACTGGCTTGCGCGTGGTTACTGACCCAACACGGCTTGTGCCCAACTGTGTGTTCCTATTAGCGCCAAGTTTTACGACCTACGGCGGTAACGGCAACATTGTGACAATGGATTTCCCACTCAAAGTTGTTGGCTCTGGGCCTGCAGGTTTGCCAGTGTTGCGCGAGATTTTGCAAGTTGTGGCATTGGTGCTGGCATCCAAAATTATTGTGTTAGACGGCAGACCCGGCTCGATTGACATTGGCGGCGCGTCTTACCCTTGCTATGACCTAACAATGAAAGTGCAGGCACAAACCGCATGATCTATACCATCGCATCATCCAAACTTGGCATCGTGGGTGACCCGTACCTACCTGCAGAGGGCATCAACGTGGAAGCGCTAATCTTTGGCGGTTTCATTGTTGAGCAATCCACACCTAAACCTAAAAAACCTGCTAAAACTAATGCAGACACCAACGAGGAGATTTAACCCACATGGCTACCAGCACTTACCTATCTAACCCAGTTGTCACAATTAACGCTGTTGATCTAACCGACCAGTGCAGCGCAGCCAATTTAACTCGCGTGATCGAGGCATTGGAAAGCACATCGTTTGGCAAGACCGCACGCGTTTACACGGCTGGACTTGAGAACAGCACATTGACTTTGACGATGTACAACAGTTTTGCCGCTACAGAGACTTACGCAACATTGGCTGCACTTGTGGGCACATCCACAACGGTAACGATCAAACCAACAAGCGCTGCGACCAGTGCAACCTGTCCACTTTCCACTCTGACCGGGTGCTACTTGGAGACATTACCAATCGTGAACGCCGCGCTCGGATCTTTAGATACCATAGATTTGGTATTTACGGGGGGCGTGTACAGCGTTGCAACCGCGTAACTAATCACAGCCGGCAACGGCCCGACACAAGGCAGGCAATATGCGTATCAAACTTAAGTTAACTCGTACCGTCAATGCAGAGCCAGAATACCTTTACACCACGTTGTTTAGCATTGCGTTGTGGGAAGAAAAATTTAACAAGAAACCATTAGACGCACAAAACTCTGGGTTTCGCGATTGGTCATTTTGGGCGTACACATTGCTAAAAGTTAAAGGCGAAAAACTGCCCGATGACTTTATGGACTGGCTAAAAGAAAACCCTGAAATGGATGTTTTACCAGAGGCAGATGTGACTAACCCAAACCCTACGGACGCGGCACTTATCGACGGCAACTAGCCGAAGTTTGTGCCGCAACAGGTTTCTGGCCTGAACAACAAATACCGTTTGGCACGCGCGACTTGCTCACAGTGATTACAGTTATTAACGAGCAGGGAAAGCGGTAACAATGTCGGCAACAACAACCATCCAAGTGGTAGGCGTAAAAGAGACTATTAACGCGCTCAAAAACATTGACCCACAGCTGCAAAAAGACTTTAGATCACAAGCCAACGAGATTGCTAAACCAGCAATAAACGCAGCAAAAGACGTGTACAACCAAGTGCCGCTGTCTGGTATGCAATACAAGTGGGCTAGTCGAGGCCGTCAACTGTTCCCATTTACTGTGGCTAAAGCGAAAAGCGGTGTGCGCCTACGCATTGACACCCGGCGCAACGCTGTAGGCGTAATCTTGATTGAGCAAAAAGACCCAGCAACAGCGATCTTTGAAACTGCTGGCCGTGCTAACGCAAACAAACTTGGTGACCAGTTAGGTTTTGTTGGCGCTGGTCGCACACGACTTATTGGGCCTGCCGTTTATAAAGCGCGTAAAGGCATTGAAAAGGAAATGGAAAAGATGATATTGGATACAGCGCGCACGGTTAGCAGGTCAATGTAATGCTATCTATTCCAATTATTTCAGAGTTTGACGGCAAAGGCGTTTCTAAAGCAATCAAGCAATTTAAACAATTAGAAACCGCAGGCGAAAAAGCACAGTTTGCTATCAAAAAGGCTGCAATGCCAGCCGCAGCTGCTCTCGCAGGTTTAGGTGTCGCTCTTGTAGGCGCTACTAAAGCAGCAATGGAAGACGAAGCCGAACAAGCACAACTTGCATTAACGCTAGAAAACGTCACTGGCGCAACAGACGCACAAGTTAAAGCCAGCGAGGACATGATCGCGCAAATGAGTCGAGCATCAGGCGTGGCTGACTCTGAACTACGCCCGGCATTGGCAAGCCTTGTACGTGGCACTAAAGACATTGCTACAGCCACAGACGCGCTATCACTGGCACAAGACATTTCTGCAGGGTCAGGCAAGTCATTGTCAGAGGTCAGCGATGCTCTTGCTAAGGCTTACGGCGGCAACATGAAAGGCCTGCAAGCACTCTCACCAGAGATAAAAGCCATGATTAAAGATGGCGCAACACTTGATGATGTAATGAACGTACTAGGTGGCACGTTTGGTGGGGCAGCTGCAGAGGCAGCAGATACAGCAGCAGGCAAATTTAAGATATTGCAAAACTCGTTAGACGAAACTAAAGAGTCAATCGGCGCATCGTTGTTGCCAGTAGTCGAGGCGGTGTTGCCGTACTTACAAAAGTTTGCGGATTGGGCACAAGACAACCCACAGGCGTTTTTAGTTATTGCTGGCGCTATTGGCGCGGTTGCCGCCGCGATCGTGGCCACAAACATTGCAATGGCATTAAACCCATTTAGCCTGATCGCAGCCGGCATTGCCTTGCTGGTCGTTGGCCTGATTACCGCATACAAAAAGTTTGAGTGGTTTAGCACAGGGGTTAAGGCTGTAGTTAACGGCATTATTGGCGTGTTTGAGGTTTGGGCAAACAGTTGGATAAAAGTCATTAACGCAATTATTAAGGGTTACAACGCGTTGCCTTTGTTGCCTGATATTGGCTTTATCGGTGAAATTAAAATTGGCAGAGTTGGTGGAGATGAAGCCACAACTGGCGGCGGAATAAACATCCCCAAAATGGCTAGCGGTGGCATTGTTAACGGCCCGACATTGGCGATGATTGGTGAGGCAGGCCCAGAGGCCGTAATCCCATTGTCAAAAATGGGCAGGATGGGCGGCGGCAATTACACCATTAACGTGCAAGGCGGTATCAGTTCTAGTGCTGACATTGGCGAAGCCGTAGTCAACGCCATACGCGCATACAACAGGGCGGCAGGCCCAGCCAACATTGCGGTTGCATAATGGCCACGTCAGTAGTCGAGAGCGGTGATTACGAACTATTTATTGACACAGGCTTTGATGTCAACGCGTTTCGTTTAGATAACCCAACAGCAGGCGTATTAGATAACACAACGTATGTGCTAGACGGCACTACAGAATTTGTGCCAATGTTGGAATACTCGACAAATGTCAACATAAAGCGTGGGCGGCGTGATGTAGGCGATCAGTTCAGCGCCGGCACAATGTCATTTAACTTAAACGACAGCCTTGCAGGTGGCAAATTAAACCCTTTGTACTCGTCAAGCCCATATGTTGACCCAAGCAACCAATTTACGCTTGCACCGTTACGCAAAGTCTCGTTTGGCAGATACAACGGCGTAGGCACGTTTATAGAATTGTTCAAAGGTCAAATAGTCAATTATGACTACTCGTATCAGTTAGGCGAGCAAAACATTATTACCGTTTATTGCGCTGACGATTTCTACCTATTGGCGCAAACTGCTTTAGCCGAATTTAACGTGAGCGAGCAATTATCAAGCGCGCGCATATCTGCCGTACTTGATTTACCAGAGGTTGCTTACCCGGCTTTAAGCCGTGACATAGAAACAGGCACACAAACGCTTGGTGGCGCAGCTGCTTACACCGTGCCAGAGGGTACAAACGTAAAGGCTTATTTTGACCAAATACAAGCTGCCGAACAGGGTCGCATTTTTATGTCGCGCACAGGCGATCTGACTAGCCAGCCGCGCGTAGGTCAAACCTTGTCTGGCAGTGTTGCAGATTTTCACGATGATGGCACAAACATTCCGTACAACTCTTTAGCAATCAGTTACAACGCAGACCTAATTGTGAACAGGGCCAGTATCCAACATTTGGGCGCGTCAAACCCAGAGGTTGCTGAGGATGCTGCAAGCCAAACTAAATACCTAATCCAAAATGTGAGCATCACTAACAGCCTCTTACACAATGATGCAGCCGCTCTAGAACTAGCAGAGTACCTGCTGGTGGGCGAGCCAGAGGCCACATTTAACGCCGTGCAAACCGACTACCTAATGCTCACAACAGCCCAACGCGAGGCTTTAGCGCTGGTTGACATTGGTGACACAATCACAATTACCAACACCATTACAGGCGGTCAGGTAGCACAAGAGTTGTCTGTTGAGGGCATCGAAATAGCGGTCAATGTCAACAGCGGCCATCGGGTCACGTTTTACACGGCGGCAACCGTGATCGTGTATGAGTTTATTTTAAATGACCCAATTTACGGCAAACTTGATATACAAGACCCACAACCAGTTTTAGGATAAAGTAGGCAACATGACTGTTAGCACCGCAACAACATCAGGGCAAGTATTAACTAGCGCCTATGTTAATAACAACATCAACAGCGGACTTACCTATATCACCAGCAGCACTGTCGGAACGGCTGTGTCCAGTGTTGTTGTGTCTAGTTGTTTTAGTTCGACATACGATAGTTATCAAATAGTCGTAAGAGGCGTAGCAGCGACTAACCAAGATTTTTTTCGGTTGTCTTTAAGTGGTGCTACTGGCGCTTCTTATTCGTACGGAAGTAGTTATTATGCTTACGGTTCGGCAATAGCGTCGGACACAAGTGCGTCTAATAATTTTTGGCGGCCCGGCATTATGGGTACCCCTAGTTCATTTGTAATGGATATTCATTCACCGTTTTTAGCCGCTCGTACAACAATGCAATTTTCGTCATCATCTGACGCATATTCCGTTTTTGGTGGCGGCAATAACACTGATACGACAAGTAGCACAGGTTTTACATTGACACCAAGCGCGGGAACGCTTACAGGTGGCACTATCAGCGTTTACGGATACCGAAAGGTTTAACCCATGACATACGAAGAAGCCGTAGCGATGTATCCACATGATGCAGTATTTATACAAGTTGATGATCTTGTGCGACCAATGACTCCAGCAGAATACGAAGCCTTTATACAACAACAAGTTGATGCTGTGCCGCTTGCATGATTAGTTATGAAACCGCGTTTTTTGGCTTTTAGCGTTATGTTTGCATTAGTCCTGACCGCGTGCGAAACAACACGCCAAAACGCACCTAAAAGCGGCCCTATGACACGATGTAATACAATGGTCCAATGCGAAAGGGTAAGTAATGGATAAGAAACGAGCAGAAATAGAACACCTACACGCGCGTATGATTGTGTTTGTCGGCTGCACTATTGCCGTGACGTTTGCGCTTACCGTTATAGGCTTTGTTTACGGCCTACTATTTGTTACCCAGCCGTTAGAGCAATCACCAAATGACGCACAATTTATTGACTTGCTCTCAACACTGACCGTGTTTATGACAGGCACACTCTCTGGACTCGTTGCCGCCAACGGACTAAAAAGGAAACCAGCAGATGCCAATACTGCCAGCCAACCCTAAGATCGTTGGCTCACGGCCATACACAGGCAACAGTGACGGCGCTGCCGCAGGCCCACTGCCCGGCATGGATGAGTGGATACGCCAAGCGATTTTGTACGGCGGCGGCGCGTTTTTTAACAACGGCAGTTGGGGCATTAGACCGATGCGCGGTTCTGAAAATTTAAGTGTGCACGCCACTGGTCGAGCGGTTGATCTTGGGTACACCAAATCAGAAAAACACCCAACAGTAAACCGTAAAGGCACTATTGCATTTATTGACATTGTGCTAGCAAACGCAAACGAACTAGGTGTTGAGTGCGTGCTTGACTATTTTCCACAAAAGTTTGGGCGCGGCTGGCGTTGTGATCGACAGCGCTGGTCGGCCTATTCCAAACCAGAGATACATGGTGCGCCGGGTGGATTGTGGGTGCACGTGGAAGTCTCGCCAGCCTTTGTCAAGCAACCTGCAAGCCTTATACAACAAGCGTTTAAAAGGGTATTCACCGAATTGCCACACTGATGCCCTATGGTCGTAGTACCGGCGATAGGAGATGCAATGGCAGACGCAAAAACATACGTTTACGAGGTTTACACCACGCACCTAGACAGCAGTCAAATGGTGCTTGTGCAGATATTCCGTGACCCAGAGACTGACAAAGTGCTACACGCACAAATTGCGTTTAAGGACGCAATCGGTGACTCTTGGCAGACCCCTTACCAATTGGAGAAAAAATGACTTATCTAGCGATCAAATTAGGCGCATGGGTAGTTAGTGGCTTGGCGTGCTTTACGATGCTCTGGGAAGCCCACAAGCCGTCTGACAGCCTGCCAAAGACCACAGGGCAACAGACCATAACCCTGACAAGCATTGTGCCCACAACAACAGCTGCGCCGGCTACAACCACAACCGTACCTAAAGGCTGTGCCGAATACGTGGCAGATGCAATCACGGCTGGCTGGCCTGCAGATCAAGCACCGATGATGGCACGCGTAATGTTTCGTGAGTCGCGCTGCAATCCAAAAGCATGGAACGGTGCGGACTCAAACGGCGGTTCTAGGGGATTGTGGCAGGTCAATGGTATTCACGCCACGTGGCTAATTGAGGCTGGCATCATCACAAAACTGGACGATCTGTTTTACCCAGATGTAAACATCCGTGCCGCCTTACACCTTTACCGTATGGTGGGCTGGTCAGCATGGGCTAGCACTTATGGCTGATGTTCCTTATCACGAAACAGGCATTACACAAGAAACGAGAGAAGCAATGTATCCCGATACTTACAGCGACAAATTAGGCAAAGTGTTTACTAACCTGATTGACGAAATAGTGCGCCCCAACCACGTGCCAAGCCAAGTACCAGACCACAGCATCTTGCTTGACGAGTTAGTGATTATGTATGACGCATTTATTACAATCGGCGGCGAAGTAAATCGCTTTAATGCTGCAGTGCTGAAAGCGGCCATAAATGTTATACGCGCCTTGTAAAGCGTGCGGTTTAACAATGCACGGCACTCGATACCGGCACAACCCAGAAAAAGTAATGTGGTTACACCCTGACCTAAAAGCGTGTACTAAGGTAAAACCAATAAACCCGACTAACAGAAAGAACCCGACATGAGCGATCAACTAGAAATGTTTACAACAACATTGGGATTGGCTGGAGAACGCACACAAGTTGCGCTTAATCATCCATCTGTAGCAATTGCACGCAACGCACCTGACACGTCACGCGAAGCAGGCGAAGCAGC